GACAAGCACAAGGTGTCATCACGGGGCGTGGTGACTACCGTGGTTTTGTCACCTCACTCAAGCAGGCACTGAAACCTGTTATGAAGGAGGCGATAATATCCAGCGCAGCCGCTCTGGGCACAGCCAGTGGAGTACCTGGTGGTGCACAGATGGGAAAATTTTTAGGAGCAAAGATCAGCAAATTGATGGGCTCAGGAGATTACACCACAAACAGTCCGAGATTCAATTCATTGTTCTCCAAGGATACCAAGGGATTGCCCCTGCAATTCGCCGGTGATGACAAGCGTGTTCGCATATTCCACCGCGAGTTTTTGGGTGATTTTACGGTGACGGAGGATATGAACACTTTAACTAACCCGGACAATTTTGGTGTGATTACGTTCCAGTTGAATCCTGGTCTATGCCAAACTTTCCCATTCCTAAACAAGACTGCTAACAACTACACCGAGTACTACTTTGGTGGGCTTGCGTTTGAGTATGTTAGCACGACCAGCGCATATAGCGCTAACCCTGGTATGGGCTCAGTAGTATTGTCAGCCAATTACAACCCATATCAGGCGCCCTATACCACAAAAGTGGACATGGAGAATAGTGCATATGCACTGTCGGCGAGACCCGACGTGTGTATGGTCTATGGTATTGAGTGCGCGGAATCACGCAATACCCAAAATGTCTATTTTGTGCGCAATGGGCCCACAGAGGCGCCCGTTACTGCAACCGATTATGGTACGTTTCAAATCGGTTGTGCGACCTCTATCCCCGTTGGTACCAAATTGGCCGAAATCTGGGCACTTGTCGATGTTACTTTAAGCGCGCCTAGACAGGGTATCAACATGTCCCCATCTGCTCATTGGTCAGGGCAGATGAAGGACAACGGCACGCACAATATGGCTATAACTGGTAGTCTGCCCGGATATTCTAATGTGTATGGCATCACTGTAGCTGCTGTGAACGACGCACATTGGGGTGTTGGAATCACAGTTAGCAATGTCTGCAATGGTGACGTTCTG